CATGCTCTAGAAGCACCTTTATCTTCTAAGACGTTAAAGATGGCAGGACGTGTAGATTGTATTGCCGAGTATAACGGCGAACTTGCAATAATTGATTTCAAAACCTCAACTAAGACGAAACGTGAAGAGTGGATCCACGACTACTTTGCACAAGAGACAGCTTATGCTATAATGTTTCAAGAGTTAACTGGTCTTATGGTCAAGAAACTCGTTACTATTATCGCTTGTGAAACAGGCGAACCACAGGTGTTTGAAATCTATGACAAGTTTAAGTATGCTCGCAAACTTAAAGAGTACATTGACGCATATCGGAGTGCCCATGGCGAGTGGTAAAATTGATGATGTCTTTGAAGAAAACTTCATGACAGCCGCTAAATTCTCAGTCGAGATAGAGAAGATCGTCAAGGAATCTGATCTCAATTATATTGAAGCAGTAGTACAGTTTTGCGAAGATAAGAATATAGAGATGACAGGTATCAATAAGTTGATATCTAAACCATTGAAAGAGAAATTAAAATACGACGCACAGCGTTTGAATTTCATGAAACGTACCTCACGAGGTTTGTTGAAACTGTGACAGGATTTGAAGTCTATAAAATGTATCTTGCTTTGAAACTTCACTTCACATCCGACACTTACGATTATTTCCAATATGGGGGGTCTGCTAAGGCATCCCAGAGATCTTTTGATCAACGTAAGGATAAGTTCTTTTTTGTCAAACTCTCAAGGAAGTTCAAGGACTTCGAGCTACGCGATTTTTTTGTCGCCAATTTTCTAGCAGAGGACAAGGTATATCCCGCAACACTAGTGCGAGAAGGTGCCAAGAACTATGCTGAGTATATCAAACGCAAAGAATCACTGAGTTATCGGTTCAAAGAGGATGTAGGCACTCTCCATGATCTTCAAGAAGACTTCGAGGGATTGTTCAGTGTCACAAGTGTCCACCCGCCCCTTGTCAAAGCCTACTTAGGTGCTAAGATAAGCATCGAGACCCTCACAATATTCAACAAAGTCTTCCATTTCATCTCACATTTTGATAAAACTATCAGAGACGAGATAGTCTGGAAGCCACTACGTAATAAGGTAGTGAAGTACGACCCATTTCTGAGTGTAGATGTGGGTAAATATAAGAGTATAGTCCAAGCACAGTACCTATGAGTAACTTTTTTGATTCAGATGTAGTAAAGGAGGAACTACAGAATATGCAAGATCTCTACTTAGAGATCAATAAGATGGGACTAATGCTCAATGCTGTGGAGAAAAGAGAACAACTGGACAAGATGATGAGATTAATAGATCTCCAACAAACAATGTTCATGCGTGTTACACTCTCTGATGATCCACAAGCAAAACAATTAGTTTCACAGGTCAGGAATGCTGCAGCAATGGTGGGAATGTCACCAAATGACATTACTCCACGGTTTTATGACAGTCTTCGTGACAATGTACAAAAAATGATTGACCAATTACCTACATAAACCTAATGCATCTATTATTGACCCTAATTTGTATCTCACTTATTGCTTTAGCACTAGGCTACAGCATTGTTAAACATTACGATCCCCATTCATGAGCGATCCAAGTAAACTGAAACCTGGCGAGTACATAGACACTCAAGGAATGGGTGGTCCTATGGCCCCAGAAGACCTTGCTAAGTGGAAGGCATCTGATGAGTATAAGAAACAGACTTTCAAACCTGCTATCATTAAACCTCGTAGGTTATTTACTCCATCATATGCAAAAGAGTTGAAGATTCTTATTCATGAAGTATTAGATGAACGTGAAGGTAAGATGAATTATAATACTTACTTTGACACCGAACCATTTAAGCATTCTATAGATGACGAGGAACCACCTTATGAAGGTGCACAGTATCCTAACTTAAGAGGTTAACATGAGATTAGCAGTTTTTTGTTCAGGTAGTGGATCTAACTTTGAAAATATAGTTAGAACATGCCATTATGATGAAGTTGTGGTAATGATTCACAACAAAGAGAAATGTGGTGCTGCTAAGAGAGCAATGAAACTGGGAATACCCCATGCATGGATTGATCATAAGGATGAGATATCCATGGTTAAAATGCTAACAGCATGGAATGTAGATCTCATAGTATTGGCAGGATGGATGAGAATTGTTTCAAAACATCTCATAAAAGAGTTTCCAAACCGAATAATCAACGTTCACCCCTCGTTGTTACCTAAGTATAAGGGGTTACATGCCGTAGAACAAGCAATGGATGCTGGTGAAGAATACACTGGATGCACTGTACACTACGTAACCGAAGAATTAGATGGTGGTCCTATCATCATCCAGTCAAAAGTTCCCATTATGCCAGATGATGATGTTAAATCTCTTACAAAAGCCATTCAGCGACGTGAGTACGCAATTTTACCGTTGGCAATCGAATATGTTAAGCACGAATTACAGAAACCGAATAGTGGATATCTGTTGCAGGATGATATCTACAGATGGGACAGTGGATCTCAACGAAAGAATTTGGATGAACAAGTTGTGCGAACGTAACAACTCTGCTAGATCATTAGCAGGAGCTTTATTATGTCCTGATTTTATTGAAGATGTTAACCATTGATACTGTCAAATCAGAGATAAAAGTAACAGAGAATTTTTTACCTAAGACACAATTTAAACCACTACAAGAGTGGTTTATGAATCATTGCGAATGGATGTATAGTCCATATGTTGTAGGTGAAGGAGACCACCCTGATGACTATCAGTTCATTCATATGTTCTGGTATCCGAATCGTGGGGTGGTCTCTCCTAATATGGATAAGATAGCACCTTTACTGGACAAAATAAATCCTGAAGTATGGCTTAGAGTTAAAGCAAACATGAGGATGAAAACCGATGAGGTTAGAGTAGGGGGATATCATACTGATGTTGGACCATATGGTCATACAACATCCATATACTATATTAATAGTAATGATGGACGTACTACCTTTGAGAATGGTGAAGAGTTTCAGAGTGTAGAGAATACCATGATTACATTTCCATCAAGGTTAAAACATGCTGGATCCACTCCCAGTAGCACAAAAGCACGTATTGTGCTAAACTTAAACTATCATACACTTAATTAATTATGTTTGCAGCACTTAATGTCGTAGAAGCATGGAATGAAATCTCATGGGCAGATGCTATTCCATTTACTTTAGTATTGATTGGTCTTTACTGGGTTAAGGTAAAGATAGATACATCTGCTGGTTTAGGTAGAAAGAAAAGTAGACAGTTGAAAAATATTATAGTTGAAGCAATAAAAGAAGCAAAGTAATGGATCTCTGGAAAAATTATAAAGAAGCTTTATGGGAAACATTTCCTGATTTCCAAAAGCAACCTATCTGGGCAGACTGGACAGGTAAAGGTGGTACTCGTCTAAAAGCAACAGTATACACACATGATTATTTTATTAAATCAAGAGAAGTCGATATCTGGGATGAAAAATCCTGCATCTATAACAATATTCTTTATCCTAAGTGTGGCGCAAATGGATGGGCAGGTAATCTCCCTTGCTTTGGCATGGATCTCATGGGATTCTCTGAACGAAAAGTTATTATAGTATTTGACTTCCAGCATCCAGTAGAACACTACTTGATGTCTGTACCTGATTTACCAAAAGCAGAGAAAGATTATAGGTTCTTTGAGATGGGTAACCACTTCTCAGAGAATATTTTTGTAAGGTACTGTAAGATGGATGAGGTGGATGACCATCTACCTATGTTTAAGGAGTATTTACAGAAATACAAGGATATGATAGAATGGGAAACACCTGATGGTCTCAATGCCACAGAAACATATAGGGACTTCGATAACTATATGACAAGGTTAGACCCAGTTGGTCCTTATCTTGCTGGTAAGTTTGGTAAGGAACAGTCAGAACAATTAGTGAAAGGATTTTTATTTCAATATGGAGATACAAGCGAACCCGAACAACAATCCTGATAAACTTCATAGAATCATTATAAACCATCCTGCAATTAATGTGGGTAAGGTTAAGAGTGTCTATGAAGTAGGAGGTGAAGCAGATAAGGTCATGATTGAGTATCATGATAAGGTTACTGCATTTGATGGTAAAAAGACATCTGAACCTTCAGAGAAAGGTAAGATATGTTGTCTAATATCATCACTACTCTTTGAGCATCTAGGTAAGCGTGGTATTAGATCTCATTATATTGATTGTCCTTCACTTAATACAATGTTATGTAAGAAACTAACTATAGTTCCTGTTGAGGTTATAGTTAGGAACATTGCTGCTGGTAGTATCGTTAAGAATACTACAATGAAGGAAGGTACACTTATTACACCACCTATCGTAGAGTATTTCCTTAAGGATGATTCTAAAGGTGATCCACTACTTACATTTGATCGTGTAAGACTAATGGGTGTAGATCCTGAACCTATGAAGAAAACAGCACTGGACGTTAATCTTGAACTACAATCCTTATTCACCCTTATGGGTATTGATCTTGTTGACTTTAAGTTGGAATTTGGTTACGATGCTCATGGTGATCTATACCTTGGGGATGAAATCAGTCCCGATAGCATGAGACTGTGGGAGAAAAACAGTGGTATGAGCAAGGATAAGGATATCTTTAGGAAGTATGGATCAGATGAGGCATTGGTCTCAGCATATAAGGACATCCTAACAGGTCTACGTCAGTTCACTTGACAAGACCCCTCAGAATGTGCTATAAATAGTATGTTGGACGCAACACAGGGAGTGACTGAATAAACTTACTGGCATATAGCTGGTTAAGGTGATGAGACACAGGTGGTGCTGCTGCGAAAGCAGAATCGACTTACCAGTCGGGTCTCAGGCAGAGATGATTTCTAACTGTAGAAATGCCCATCTCTTGTTGGTAAACAGGAATCCAACCTCCCATTTCATTCAACTGCGGTTACCCCCTTGCTAGTTCAGGGTAAGCGGCGATAGGAACTAGTAATATACACAATACAATAATACGGAGAATACGTATGTCATTTGCTTCACTTAAGAAGTCCTCTTTTCAGGATTTGCTTTCTAAAGCAGAAAATCTCAACAAGACCGAAAAAACTGGTCCTGATGAGCGTCTCTGGAAACCAGAGGTAGACAAAGCAGGTAATGGTTACGCAGTAATCAGATTTCTTCCTGCACCCGATGGAGAAGACCTTCCATGGGCACAAGTTTGGACACATGCCTTCCAAGGACCAGGTGGATGGTATATTGAGAACAGTCTAACGACTTTAGGCAAAAAGGATCCTGTTTCTGACTTGAACAGGGAACTCTGGAATTCTGGTGGTGAAGGTTCTGCTCAAAGAACTCAAGCACGTAATCAGAAGCGTAAGTTGAACTATTACAGCAACATTTATGTTGTTAAGGATAGTGCAAACCCTGAGAACGAGGGTAAAGTCTTCTTATACCGTTATGGTAAGAAGATCTTTGATAAGATCATGGAATCAATGCAACCAGCATTTGAGGATGAAACTCCAGTAAATCCTTTCGATCTTTGGAAGGGTGCTGACTTCAAACTCAAGATCACTAAGGTTGCAGGCTTTTGGAACTACGACAAGTCTGAATTTGATAAGCCTTCTGTTCTTGGCGGTTTAAACGACAAAGAATTAGAAGCATTATGGAAGCAAGAGCATAGTCTTGCTGCATTTACTGCTGATGATCAGTTTAAATCATATGATGAACTTAAGGAACGTCTCGAACGAACTCTTAAAGGCAATTACTCCGCTAAAGTCGAGGAAGAGCAATTTGAAGAGGAAACAACTCCAGAACCAGTGGTCAGTAGAACTTCTACCCCACCCGATGACGGGAAAGATGATACCTTATCTTACTTCGCTAAATTAGCGAATGAAGACTAAAAAATAAGACCCCTTCGGGGGTCTTTTTTTATGACAAGTCTATTGAGTAGAATGAGTTAGCAGTAGATATTAAACCACCTTTTACTTGATGTTTTTTGTATATCTTAACGAAATCTTCTATGAATTCTGGTCTAACAATTTGTATTTTTTCTTTCTTAGCATTTAAGTCTGCTTCATAATTATAATAAGTTACACTGACAACTGGATTAGCAGTTACAGTAACACTTCCATTCCAATATGCTACTTGGAATGATGATGGAACTATTTTACCTGCAGGTACAATAATATTACCGAGAGCATCTTTAACTTCTGTAGTTACATAATGCTTAGTTGCCATGGGGTTATCATATTTGGAATACACGTATTCATTTAATTGCCGTGTTGACTTTGGCCATTGTTCATATACATTAGTTATATCATTAATGACTAGAATTGTCCAGTTGTAAAATGGATTTTGATAAAACTGGGTTGCAATATTTTCTGGTCTCTCACCTTCTTTTATGATATATTCATTGAATATAGTCATCGAAGTTTTATATTCTCTCAATAATTCAGCACGTCTCCATAAATTCTTACCAACCAGTACCTGTGGGTCTGTTGGAGAATTTTTGATATTGTAGAATAAGTTAGGAAGTGATCTAAGCATTAGTAGTTATAGAAATCGTTTTGTTTTCTTTGGTTAAATTCTTCTTTGGACGTTCCTGCTTGACCAATTTGAGGTACCTCCATTTGTCCTAAACCAAAGTCTGCTTTAGTAAGAGCAGTAAGTTCAGTAAAGGTAAGGGTCATAGTAATTAATGGGATTGAACCATCAAAAATTGTGGTTAGTTGTGCCATTGGGGTAGTATTGATCTTCAAATTAGTTAATGCACATAATTTAGTTTTGGGCATCATGGGATGCCTTATTGGCCTAAATTGTACTCCACTTGTAGTAGGAGCAAATTTTGCAGCGACGAATTGTGGAACTATTTCAAATACATCAGGAAAACTTAGTAATGCTGAAGATCCTGATGAATTTAAGGTACCAGGATGCATTGCGACTTTGAACCACTGAATAATTTGTTCAATCATATTAGATTCAGTTGCATTTCTTGCAGCTAATTGAAAATTCAAATCAAATTGCCTGAAGTCCATCTTCTTAAAGAACTGCATAGCATTTTCATTTGGTGCTAGTCCAGCTAATCCAGCAATATTTGTTGGAGTTATTTTTGTCCCTACATTAAATGGATCTATAGCAGTTTTTAAACCAGCAGCAAATGCTGCCCCCAGATTTCCACCTGTAGTACCAGATGCAAATGCACCAGCCAAATTAGTTACCGTAGATGCTGTAGCTGCACCAGCTGCAATGGTTGCACCTCTTGCAGGGTTTTCTGCTATTAAAGCTAGTGTACCCAGTTTGAAAGTATTACTCCAGTCTGCACCATATCCATATTGAAATTCATTGGGAAGTGCTAGATTGCAGTAATCTGATTTCCCTTTAATCATATTAACTAGACCAGCTTGTGCTCTTGCAAATTCTTCTTCCCTTTCTTTTTCAGCATTTATTGCATCCTGTGCCCATTCAGTTCCTGCTAGTCTTTCATTAATTTGATCAGCACTAATATTTTCTATAAAAGATTCAGCGTCTAATCTAGCTTGTCTAACCTCTGCATCTCTATCCCACGACCAGTCACCATCTACTTTTTGCCGAATTGCTGCATCTTCCCATACACCGTTCGCCTCGTCTACCATCTCCTTTCTGAGAAGATTTCTAATTTTAGTTTCGGTGCTACCTGCATCATTTCCTGAGACAACATCTAATCCACTATTTTCTGCTAACCAGTTCTCAATTCCTTCAGCTGGCTTGTACGCACCAGAATTTCGTATCAACCCTGAAGCATCTGCTTGATCCTTCATTACCTCTTTTTGAGCTTGATCATAGCTCCATCTTTTTATATGCAAAAAAGAAGCATGGTCAATTGTTGAAATATTTTGTGGGTAACTAAGTTGTAGTGCTTTAGGTGGGGTCGAAGTAGTCATCTATTTCTATGAAATTTCTCAAGTGGCAGTTGACTTAATAGTTGTACTTCGCTTTCTTTAACCTCAAAGAAAATAGCATCAGCTCTTTTCGGGATATAGTAATGTAAAGTAGACGTAGGAAACTTTTTATTATTTATAGCACGTAGTCTAGCATTAGTATTAATATAATGCAGATTTGCTCCTAGCATATTCTCTTTCTTAACATCTAGGAAATGTATTAGGGGGAATTGATCCCATTGTGCTAGTTGATCTTTAAATTTTGGGTCATATTCAAAGAGATACCACTTACCCTCTTCTGGTTGATCAGTTGCATCATCATATAATTTATTGAATATTTCGTCTCGTAGTTTGGTTTTGGTTATTTTACTACCCTTTAATCGTTCGATTAGAGCATCAAATCTTGAGCTCGAGCTCTGTGATGAGCTTGAACTTCCAAAGCCTGTCCCTGCAGTACTCTTCCGCAGCTTCCCACTTTGCTGTGTTTGTGGCATAAGTCATTACCTCCGTTACGTACGCTTTGGTTCTACGTTTTTGAGGTTTAGGACCATCGACTTGTCTCTTTGGTTTAACCTCTACTAAGTATGATTGTATTTTGCCATTAGTTTCTCTAACTTTCATATAGAAGTCGGGAAAGTATCTTCTCCACTTCTTAGTTACTGGATCCTTATATGGAATAACATGTTCTTCACTTGACCACTCAAGGACATTTCTTGTACTATCACAATAGTCCATGAACTTTCGTTCCCAAAGAGACCTAAATATTACATTAGTAGGATCTCCTTTATATTTGCGATAATTTCTTACCTTGTATTTTCCTTTGTAAGTCGGCATAAATAAAGATGGTCACACCATAAGTAATATTTATGGCAATTGAAACACCAAAAAGAGGCATACTAGAATTCCAGCAGGATGTATTAAAACAGGCTGGAGGTATTTCTGCGTCTAATTTATATCAGTTTGATATACAGATGAAGGAAACACTGAAAAAATGGATTAGTAATGAACTCCAAACTAACTCAGGTGAAAATGATAAAACGGTAGATAGAAATATAGCTAGACTTCAACTTGAGTGTAATGAGATACAATTGCCAGGTGTAACATACTCTGGTAGTGATGTAAAGATGCCATATAAAGGTATCACTCAGAAAATGGCAGGTAATAAAGTATACAATGAACTTGATGTTAGTTTTTTCTTGGATTCTGAATCAACTGCATTGATGTTCTTTAGAGCTTGGCAGGATTTTGTTATGAATAGGGGTCCTACGGAAGAAGGAGTGCCCATATATGAACCTGGTAATGAAGTGATGGAGAAAAATCAACAAGCATTTGTGCAAAGATATTATGATGATTACGTCGCTGACTTAATGATAACTAAATTAGAGAAATTCAATCGTCCCGCTGGTCCCAGTGGGGGATATAGAACTGGATATACAGCTAGAATTGCTAAAGCATATCCATATACTGTATCATCAATACCATATTCTGCAGGTCCATCACAACTTGTAAAAGTAACTGTAGGATTTTACTATGAATACAGTCATTTAACGTATGAACTAAGTAAAGTTAGTGCTACCCCACCAGATCAGACTAGCACTGATATTAAGAAACAGAATGAAAATTCTGAAGATACTTCTAAGACAAAAAAATCTAAGCTTCCTAAGATATTAAGGAATAAGTGGGTTAGACGTGGTATTGTTGGTGGAGGTCTCTTCGCTTTAGGTAGAAAACTCTTCTAAAAGCCTGATAAATAAATTTACAATATAATATTGTTATGCCATTACCTGAACTTGTTACGCCAGTGTATACACTGACGGTGCCTTCTACAAAAAAGAAAATCAAATACAGACCTTTCTTAGTAAAGGAACAAAAAGTTTTAATCGTTGCAATGGAGTCCCAAGATCAGGAAACGATCATGGATGCCATTACTCAGAATTTGAAAAACTGTATTCAAACGAGAATTAAGATTGAAGATCTCGCTTTATTTGATATTGAATTCATTTTCCTTCAAATTCGTGCTAGATCAGTCAGCGAGGAACTTAGTTTGAAAGTGAAGTGTCCTGATGATGGTGAGACTGAAGTTGATGTTAAATTTATGGTAGATGACATCAAGGTACATTTCCCTAAGGGGCATACTAACAAATTTAAGTTGACTGATGATATAACTCTTATTATGAAATACCCCAACTTAGAATATTTTGCTAAGATAAATTTTTCTGGGGAAACTCCAGACCCATATGATTTAGTTGCTCAATGTATTGATAGAGTATATCAAGGAGAAGATGACTGTGGAACATTTACTTTCAAGGAAGCAAGAGAATGGGTAGACACGTTATCCACAGGTCAGTTTGAAAATATACAAACGTTTTTTAATACAATGCCTTCTCTTAGACACACGCTTAAGGTTAAAAACCCTAAGACTGGTGTTGATAATGAGATTAATATTCAGGGGTTAGCAGATTTTTTCGGATAGCCCTCTTTCATGAGGGCTTAATGAGCTTTTACCAGACAAATTTTGCCTTGGTTCAGCATCATAAATATAGCTTGAGTGATATTGACAATATGATCCCGTGGGAACGGGATGTTTATGTTAACATGCTAGCTACTCATTTGCAAAAAGAAAGAGAGCGAATTGAAGAAGAACGTAGACGATCTCAGCGTAACTAATGGCTAACGGAAAGGAAATTGACATGGAGGATCTAGTTGAGTCTAGTGAAAGTCTTGCTGCGTCTATGAATACTTTCCTTACTACTGAGTTAAATTATATTAAATATTTGAGAAATAGAAATAGATATTATCTTGGGTTAAAGCAAGCATCAGTAACACCCACTATTATTAATAATATTAAAAAGCAGCAAGAGGAACGTCCGAGGATGGGTTTACCTCTTCCCTGGTGGAGAAGATGGCCAAAACGTAAGCAAAAACAACAACCCCAAGAACAAGAAGTAAGAGTAGAAGAATCAATAACTGTCGAGGAAACTCAAACAGCAACTGAAAAGGTACAAGAGAGGGTAACAATTCCCCAAGGTCAGGAACAGGGGCAAGTTATAATACCAGATCAACAAACTGATCTTATTGGTCTTCCTAATCCTAATGAAAATTTAGTAACTCAGCAACAAGCACAATATGATGCTTTACTAGAGGCACTTAAACAGCAAGAAAATAGAAAAACTAATGAAGAGATCTCTGGTACATTAGAAGAGGGTGGATTTGTTCCAGAACCTGCAGTTGCATGGCAACTTTTGAGTGGTACAGAACTTGTAAAACGCATTGAATTTGAACTGGTGAATGGAATAGGTAGTGCTGGACTACCTGCAACTTTATATGAACGTGGTAGTATGCATCATACGATGGCAATACGTGCCATTACATCTGTTGAGGGATTGAATATACCAGAGATTTTATCAATAAACAATGACTTAAATACTGAACAGTTGGCAGAAATTAGATCAACATGGCCTGAGGTGGAGATAGAGAATGGTTATACTTGGTGGGATTATGTCCAATTAATAGGAACTATTGCTCTCCCATTTGCTGATGCAGGTCTTCCATTTGGTGATGCAGGTGCTATACTTTCTATTGCCAATATGATAAAGAAAGGTACAATGTCATGGGCAGTGGTTAGGAAATCACTTATAATTTTTGGTCCTGGAGTTGTCGAGTATGTTAAGACTCAACTGTTGAAACTTGGGGTAAAACCTGAGCTATTAGTGAGCAGTAATAATACTGGATCTCTTGCAACTGCCACTACAGCTCTTGCAAGCGGCGGTGTTATTACCAGTCCAACTAGAGCTTCAGCTATGGGTTTAAATGCATTTATTGGTGAAGCAAATGAGGCTGAAGCTATTATACCAATGAGTAAAATGGGTGATGCCATAGAAGCAGTTTATAGAGAAGGTGCTTCAATTCTAGTTGGAAGTACTCAGGCTCTTTTATCAAAAACAAATACTCCTGCTGCTACTTCTGTACTTATTGCTTCCAATAGACTGGAACAAATAGTTGGTAGTGAGAGAGTTCAAATAGAAGCACCTTGGATACCAAAAAATTTACTTAAGGGACTTGATAAATTTTTCTTTTGGAAAAAGGATAGACAAGAAGAAACTAATATAGAAACTGAGAATGAGGATACAAATAAGACTAATAGCTTTTCTATGGATACTACTTCTAAGGATTTCTTTGCCTTAGTTGCTATATCTTCCTTAGAAGCTGGTAATGAACAAGCAAGAGTAGATGTAGCACAGTCAATATATAATCGTTTTAATGATCCAAATCAATTATATGGTACTTCAATCTTTGATATTATTACAGCAGATGGACAATATCAACCAGCATTCACAGACCCTACGGCAATTTCTGGTGAAGGTACTAATACATCTGATGCATGGTTGAATATTAAAGATAAGGAATCAGCAATTAATGCTATGATTTCTTATTGGTCTAAGAAAGGAGTAACTTATACCTATGCAGAAATGGAAGCATTGTTTGATTCTACTGCTTTAGCATTACAAAACCAGCAATTAATAGAATCTGCTCGTGATCATGTTGGTGGAAGAACTGAGTTCTTAGGATCTGGATCAGTACTTCATCCTCTTGATAGAGATGAAGAGGCATGGAGAGGTAGTGAGCATGACAATAGGTTCTTTGAAGCATATGGAACTGGTGGAGATACTAATGAAAAGATAAAGTCTGGATGGACAACCAATCCTTTACTATTAAATAGTATACAACCGTCTACTAACTTTAATAAACAGTCGGTTATTGAGGAACCAGTGAGACAAGTTGATACCGATGGTAATATGGCAATATTACCACCACAAATAATAACAGTACCAATTGAGGTTCCATTTCCTGTTATTATTGATAAAGTCGAAGAGGTTATTGTAAAAATGCCTTTGGTCATTGATCCATTAACTAAGGGGGTGGTATAAATGATACCAACTATGGAAGATCTTCACGAAAGTATAGTGGGGATTGAAGATCTTATTGATGATCGTAACAAATTAATGAAATTCATGTTTGCTGAGGACCAGCATGATGATTTTTTAATGGCAGAGAAACTTCAGGATATGGGTAGGACTGGAGGAGTACATGTACAACCAATGAAGGGTGGTAATCTAGATCTTAGTCCTATTAACAATTTACTACCCAATTTAGGAATTAATAAGGTCAATAAACCAATTGTTAGGAATTTTAATACCCCTAGTACACCCAGTAATCCAACTAATAATAACAATAATAATAATAACAATAGGAGGGGGTGGAACCCTTTCCGAAACTGGGGCAATAAGAGTGGAAATGCCAATAATCCAACCAAAAATCTTGCCAGAGGTGGAATTCTTTCAGGAATAACTACTGGATCTCCTGTCTCTTCACTCGAATCTATGGGTCTTGATGATACATTCGAGAGGAATGTATCTAATAAACTTGAGGATGATTTTAAAATATCTGATAAGTTAAAGAATGCATTTGGTGATGCTATGGCTCTTCCTGTAAGAGCAGCTGCTGCTCTTTTAACTGATTTGATATCATCATTACCTGTGACAAGTGAAGCACAAAAGACATTTCTGAATGATAATTTATCTCAAATCACAAATGCATTTAACCTGAGTAAGAATACTTTTCAAAGTGATTCTACTGATGAGCAAAATACAGATACTACTTCTACTAATCAGGAATTGATTAATAATATGCTTGGGGATACATTAATCTCTCAAACTAATAAGTCTGAAAGATTGAATATCTTTAATCCATTTAATTGGACTAACATATTGAATGAGGCAGATAAAGCTCGTGAAGGTAAACGTCCTAATGCTGGTGACCATGACATATCTGTACCAGGTAATATATTAAAATGGCATCAAAGAAATGCTGAGTATATGGAAATGCTTAGCTTTAATAATACTAACAATAATGATACCATAAAGGTTGTTAATAATATTATGAGCAATCTTTCCACTGAAGTACCTTCAATTGTTACTTCTGCAAACAGTATAGTGAATCAGTCAAGCATAATACCAGTAACTGATACTGTGGTAAATAATTTGACTGAACTTACAGATAATGTTATTAATGAAACTCGTTTAAGTAAAATAGAGAAAACAGAGTTGAATAGAAAATCTTCCATTGAAGTACCACCAATGATAAGTAATATGCAAACTTTAGCAAAAGAAATGCAGATTGGATCAAGCGATGGTTTTCCAAAAATTAAAGAGTCACCATTTCTTGACTTATATACTACTATGTCACAGTTTTCATGACTACTCAAAATATAGATAGACCCACAAGTAATTTTAAGTTGGATGGATTAGCCATTGAGATTGATGGTGAGCCCATAAGTTTTACATCTAGTCATCTACTATTTCTTAGGTATATTGAGAATATTAGAAGTGCTACCATAAAAATGGTAATTACTCTGACTGATAGTGCAACTGGTGTGCTATCTAAAATTGAGGGTATGGAACCTGTTATTGTCTCATTTTCAGATCATGAAGATAATAATATCACATTACAAATGGTGGTATATGATGTTCAGGATAGACAAGTTAGGGATGGAAAAACAAAAATTTCTTTGATGTTGTGTTCGCAAGATGTTATGAACAACGCTTCAACTAAAGTATCCAGACGTTTTGGTAAGGGGGAAGGTAAGGATATTGGAACTATGGTTGAGGAGGATATACTAAAGGGATTGTTAGCTAGTCAGCAAAATATTGATGTAGAAAAGAGTATGAATAAACTTTCATTCATATCTAATTTCTGGGATCCATTTACTATTATTAAATGGCTTGCTGCTAGAGCTATTCCTTCTGGTGGTAGTGGGCAAAATGCTAGTTGTGGATACGCATTTTTTGGAACTAAAACTGGATATAAATTTTGGTCATACGATAAATTAGCTAGTCAAGCACTAACCACAGAGGCACCTAATCAAATTATGGTTGGGTATCAGAAGGAAGAAAATGAAAATATGGAAAATAAGCTAGCCATTGATTCGGTTGATCCCATAGGATCCACTGATGTATTGCAAGGGTTAAACTATGGTTCATATAATAGTATGACTATAACTTTAGATCTAGCTGATATGAAATATGAGGAACATCCCTTTAATATCACTAAATATTATGATAGTGTTGCTAGGCTTAATCCAGAAAAATCACTTCCTAAGTATTATTCGGGTTTTAATGAGGATGTAAGACATACTAGAATTATGACTAAATTATTAGATACTGCTTTATTTACTGAAGGAACATTTACTCAAGATGTGACAAAGCAAGTTTCACAGGCAGCATTTAGAGAAATATTATTTTATAATAAATCAGTTGATATTAGTTTTACTGGTAAACTTGACTATGAAGTAGGTCAAGTGGTAGAATTATACAATTATGTTGGTAGAGATAAGAAAGAAGATCCTACCAATGGTAGATATATTATTGGTCATATTACGAGAGAGTATTCTACTAGCACCGATGAAATGATAACACATATGTTGTTATACACTGATATTCCAGGTAATTATTAATGCAAAGAAACGCAGTTGCTAATTTTATTGGGAAAGACGGGTTCAACTGGTGGGTTGGGCAAGTTGAGAATGATGGTGGCAACCAAGAGGATCCAGATTATACCAATAAAGTAAAGGTTAGGATTTTGGGATACCATAGTCCTAATAGAAAAGAACTTACAACTGAAGATCTTCCATGGTCTATGGTAGCAATGCCTGTTACTGCAGCTCAGAGGTCTGGTATTGGATCAGTTCATCAACTTGAAGTTAATTCTTGGGTTATTGGTTTCTTCATGGATGGTGCATCTTCTCAGATACCTATTGTAATGGGATCTATTGGAGATGAGAACCCTGAAACTGAGTATGAATCATCTGATGCAGAAACAGATGATGAAGAAGGAAATTTTCCACAAAGAAATGCGGTTAATTTCAAAGAGAATAATCATGTAGATGGTACTAGTGGTGTACCTGGTATTGCTTCTACTCAAACTACTAATCCCAAGTCAGGAACAAAAGAGAACCCAAAAATTATTCCTGCAGTAGATGGTCATACATCATCGAATAAGAAGGCAAAGGCAAAGAACTCGTCTGAAGCAATGAATGGTGCTGATGATAAGAAAAAGGTTAGTACTCAAGTAGGAAATGGTAAATGTGGTGGTGAACCAAAGATAAAATTGGCCAAGCCCATCAAAGAACTGATAAAATTTGTTCAAGGTCTTGATCAAAACCCAGCTGGTGATTGGATTGAAAAGAGAACTGGAAAATTAGTAGACCTTGAATCTAAAATTAATGTTGCTAAAGATAGGGTTCTGGTAAAACTTAGTGGAATGACAGCCAATATAAAAGGCGTTGTGATGGCTGATGCAAATAAATTTATTCAAGACAAGCTTGATAAACTTAATACACCAAATCCAGACTTAGATGATGCTGTTAAGAAGCAACTTAAAAAGACTGGTGGATTAATATCTTGTTTATTTAAAGATCTACTTAATGATCTTGGTGATTTCATCAAAGGTATGCTTACTGATCTTTTAGAGAATGTTCTTGATGCTGCATTATGTTTAATTGAGGATTTCCTTGCTGGCCTCATGAATAAGCTTATGGAAAAGATCACTGGTGCATTGGATATGCTTAAGGGTGTTCTTGGTTCTCTTCAGGGTGCACAAGATTTAATAACAAACTTAACAGGTAGAATTGGTGATTTTCTTGATCTATTTTGTGATGGTGAACTTTCTTGTGCAGTTGGTGCATCTTCCTTTGATACTGGTTTCGGTGCTAAGTCTGAAGGTAATGAGTTAAAGCAAAAGGCATTGAACATGCTTCCTTTTGGTAATAAACTCAAACTTCCTAAGGGTGGTGCTATCGTAGGTAATGTTCTTAAGAGTGGTGTCGCTGCTGCGATTGGTGGGGATGGATTAAAGTATGGATTTAATGCTAAGACTGGTGTTGCTCACCTCTTATCATCAGATGCAGGTAGCAAAATGGGTCTGGATGCTGTAGATTGGTTTACAAATGGTCCTTTAGAAAAATTTGAGGGTATTAATTTCTATGATAGTGAGGGTAACATGAGTAGTCAGGCTCTCAATTGCTCGTCATCTAATCGTAATAAGAAACCATGTTTCCCAGAACTGGTATGGGACAACTTAAAGTCCACTACTTTCATGAAAGCATTACCTATTGTTGATGATATTGGTTCTATTCTTGGAGTACTTGTTAAGAATAAGGGTTCAGGAATAAATCTTACTGCAAAAGTACATGCTAATTTCACATGTAGTGAACCTGAAGGTGGTGGTGCTACCTTTAGACCTATTATTGTTGATGGTAAATTGGAAGCAGTGGATGTATTAACAACTGGTATTGGATATGGATTTGATCCTTCTGAAACTTATTGTCCTAAGGAACAATATGTTGTATTAGTTCCTAGAGAAGATCTTATCCAACATGTAAAAGATGAAGAATATATAATGGAAGTAAGTGAAAGTAGTCCTAATCTTTTACAAGTAGTTGACACTGAATATAGTGAGGATTATATTGCACTTGCAACTATTGATCCTGTTGATGGACCGAAAGTAATACCTGGAGTTCAGTTAAGAACACAGTCTGGACATGAATTTAGTTTAAATTTCGTTAAAAAATTTGCTGAGTTAGTTATTCCTCCACAAGCTAAAGCAATTTATGCCTATTGTGGTGATCTTATACCTATTGTTGATAATGTTAAACCAATTAATGTTGGTAAAGGATATGTTGCACCAAAAATTGTAATTGGTACAGGTGATACAGAAACAGAGATTGGTGAGTTTAGTGTGGATGAACAGGGTAGGATAGTAGAGGCAAAACTTACCAATACTGTTCTTGGTTTCGTTAAACCAAGAATTAAAGATCCGAAGGGAGGTACTGGTGCAAAAGTAACAATTCGTTATAATTATGCTGGTCCTAGAGAAATTCAAGAGAAGAAGATCTTACCACTTACACAATATGTTGATTGTGTTGGACATCCTATGCTGGAGGCTGAGGTTTAATGACTATTAATAAGTTTGAGGGGGGTTCTACCCAAGAAAATGATACTCCTAAGGTAAAAGTTGAGTATCCTAAGAATTATGTTCAGTCCACTTCGGCTGGTCATATATTTGAAATGAATAACACCGAAGAGGGTGAAAGGATACGTTTATTGAATGCAAATGGCAATTTTTTGGACTTAGATGAGAAACAGAACAACAACTTAGTTTCTTATAATGATACATATATCTTATCGGATCATAATTTAGTTATTAAAGTCGGTGAGGATGTTAAATCCGACAGGGCAGTTATTCAAATCATTGGTGACTGTAATATAACTGTCGAAGGTGATATGCACACCGAATGTGAGGGTAATCGTTATGATCAAGTAAATGGTAATTACCAAATACAGTGTGGTGGAGTATTTTCAGTTCGTGCTGAAGAGAATATGGCTCTTCAATCAATGAATGAAATGCACCTTAAGTCTAATTCATATGAGAATAAGACTACTTTTTTATTAAACGATCTTAGTGAAGGCGGCTCTGTTAAAGAGTACGTCAAGGGTAATTATGAAGTACAGATCCAAAAAGAAACAGCAACCTTCTCTATAAAAAGTGAAGGGGATGTTCGTATCAATGCAGATAGGTGCAGATACGAAAACGTTGGTGGTAATTATATCACTGATGTTGGCGGTAAGGTTAGAACTAATGTCGATGGCAATAGTCATACCTGTATAAATGGAGGTGCATTTGAAGGAATGCTATCCGTACCCGCCTCTTCTAGTTATGATATATCTGTGACAGGCAATACATCATTGTCGAACACAGGCAATTATAATATATCAGCAGGTGGCAATGTTAATGTTGCAGGAGCCGAGATATACTTGAATTGAATGTCGATTTTCAGTAACACTAATGACTTTTCACATGTCAGTAACACGACAAGAAGCAATGTTCTTAAAAAGTATTCTTGTCAAACATTTAGACGATTATGTCGAAGAAATGGTAAAGGATGAGGATGATAGAGAAAAGATGATGAAACATATGTTAGAGAATAGAGAAGCAGGTAAAGAATTACTAGAAAAAACTTCTGACGTTATTAGAAGAAGTTCTAGGCAATCAAATGACCCATACTTCTCTACTAAATAAGATGGAAGGAATGATTTAAGCAATGAGTACATTAACCATTCACGATTTACAGGGATTTAGTACCTATTCTAATCAGGTAAGAGTTCCTAGTGGTCATCGTCTACAAGTCGAGGGGACGATGAAACTTCCTACGTGGACTACATCTACTAGACCAACTCCTGTAGAAGGTTTGATTGGAGTTAATACAACTGAGAAGCAATTAGAGTGCTATGTTGATGGTGCTTGGAGTAAAGCTGCAGGTGGTGGGGTTCAAGGTTTAACTGCTGCTGATCCTGTAGTCGATACTACTACATGGTTAACAACAAATCCTCCAGATGGAGATTACTGGTTTAAACCAACAGGATACTCTGGTTCTTCTATACAAGTATATGTAAATACTTCCAATGCTCCTTCATCTAGTGCATATGTCCAAATTGCAAGAGGTAGAGAATCTACTAACTGGTGGCAAACTTCTGGACAGAATTTTGTTGGTGGTGGATTAACAAGTACTTATTTGTCCCAGAATACTCCAATTGCTGTTGCTCCTAACGATTTTTGTAGTGCACTTTGCAATTTTAACTGGTCATCTGCTAGAATTATGACCAACAGGAGGAACAGTGGTGATTCCTGGTATTTTGAAGGTGGCACTTCGACCAGTTGGTCATGGTCATACTTCCCACAGAACTCATCTAGTGTAAATGCTAGTGCAGTTAGAACCTCTGGTTTATGGAGAACTGGTAGTACTCAACAGAACTGGGGTCAAGGCAATCGCTGGACAGATACGTTAGCCTATGGTGGTGGTAATAACTGCGACCGCACATTTATGTGGTCATGGGGTGGTCACGGACCTTATCAAGGATGGTCTGGTGGATCTTCCTGTAACCCAAGTGGCGGTTTCCAGAATGGTAATGAGGGTCACTCAATTCAACTAGTAAACGTATACATGCTTATCCAATAAAATTATTCTTTCATTATGATTACTGATATTATTCCTTTGTTCGCACAGAACTTGATTTGCTCCAACATTGATATTGACAACGGTAGACTTCTTGAGCTTCTTGAGAGAGATATTGATATTGATGAATCTAGAGATTTCTATCTTACCAAATCGCATGAACTTCATACGATCGAAGAGTACGATTTCTTAACTGTACCATTATTAGATCAAATCAAACAAATATTTGATGAAGTTTTTGAATATAAAGATATAGAACCATACTTCACGTTAATGTGGGGTACTTGTTGTAAGAGATATCAAAAGATCCATAGTCATACACATCCTAACAGTTTTATGTCTGGTGTGTACTATCCAATGATGAATGCTGCACCGATTAGGTTCCATCATCCATCACCATCTACTATTGTGCCTAATTTTCGTACAGGTAATCTGTGCAATCTTAGAAGTTTTATATTAAATCCACAACCAAGTACAATGTTGCTCTTCCCAAGTGCTTTACAGCATGAGACAGCAACGGTGAATGAAGATGTCGATAGGTACTCAGTTTCATTCAACATTTTCCTTAAAGGGAATATTGGTGGAGAACCACTGAGCATGTTACAATTGGATTAGTGTCCACATATTTGCACAAATCCCAGAAACGTGCTATAATTTTCAGGTACTAAGGAGGTCCGACCATGTTTGATGAATACCTTGATAAGGTGACGGTTGACATTCCAGCAAGAAGGTTTACACTACTAAGTAGTGATGGTAACGTCAAAACCATTGAGTGCAATGACGGTGATGAATTCATCCGTGTACTTGATGTCGTTCGAGAATCATGTTTAAATGATGAAGTAGTTTACGTCTAATGTCTTACAACAAAACTTATAGCGAAATAAAACAGATCCTTAAGGATTCTAAGAGGATCACTAAGGTCACTATGCTCAAGGTTGCAAAGCTAGCAATACTTGAAACTCTTGGTAAAGAGAGATCTGAAGGTGTCGATGTGACATGGGATAGTAAGTTAGGTGATGACCTAATGCTAGACAGTCTTGACATGGTAGAACTTGTCATGTTCTTAGAAGAGTGCTTTGGTGTTGAAATTCCAGATGAAATGGCAGGTGAAATAGTAACAGTTGGTGATGCTATTGAAACTATTAAAAAAGCCAAGGCAAATAAAGGCAAGAAGAAAAAGATTAATGTATCTAAGTACAAGAAAGCAAAAACACCTGGTGCACCTTTAACTGAAGCAAAGCAATTTACTGAAGCAACTGAAGCAAGGGCAGAAAAGCAAGCAAAACTTGATAAAGAAATTGATGAAGCATTAGAGGAAGATGAACGTAATTCACAAATTTCTTAAACCATCTACATTCGATGAGTTACAGAGGTTAGTACTGGATAAAAATTTTCCATGGTATTATACTCAATCACCTGGTGAACCAGAACAATATACTAATTTGTTATATTACGATCATGAGTTCTCTGAGGATGTAACTCCAAAGATGAAACGTATACTTGCAGTACTCTGTACTCAATTGAATGCCATTTCTATTCTTAGGATTAAATTGAACTCAACTCCTAGGAATGCACCCAAACAGGGTTGGCATGTTGATTGGAAATTAAGTACTCCAAGTAAGACGTGTGTATTCTATCTAAATGATTGTGATGGATACACTGAATTTTCTGGTGAATGTCCATTCCCAGAGAATAAATCATATACTATAGCTAATAACGCACTCATTTTTGATACTAATATTGAACATAGAGGTGTTCCCCAAAAGGACACTGATAGGAGAATAGTTCTGAATGTAAATTATTTTGAAAGGTGAAGATTTATTGGTCATATACTATTGGTGATACTGAAGATACATTTCCAAATGAATTCGTAGGTGGTCCCAAAAAATATTTGTCTGGGTATGATATGAAATATGATCATGCTAAATGTCCTGCATGGAAGGAATATTTTAAGAATACTTGGGTAATTGAACAACCATTTGATCTAGGTATTAAATTTAATAAAGATAGGATTGATACAAATATACCACAGAAGGCATATGATCAATATTTTCATGTTTCTGATACATGGTTAAATGGAGACTATCCAGAGATACAATTAAAGTATAACTGGTTTTTCTGGACAAAGGAAAAGAATGTGTGGGTTGAACAACTGGCACCTCCTCTGCTCGCCCGCCAAGGTGTTGAGTTAGTACAAGGTACGTTTCCTATATCTGTATGGTTTCGTCCTATAGTCATAGGTATGAAGCTTATAGACAATGATATATTGTTACCTAGAGGGACTCCCCTGAGTCATATAAGATTCCCAAGCAAAACTCAGGTACAACTGGAACAACGTAAACCACCAAAGGAACTAACGTCACAATTACAACAACATAATACACTAAGACTATTCACAAAATTCAAATCATGGGATATAATAAAGCAGAGATTGAACAAGGAGAACAAATGCCCACTCCGTTGGAATTAAATCTATTTTGTCAGTGGTTTGAAGGAAAGTTTGATAATTGGGAACAAGCATCATCTAATCCTACTAAATGGGCACACATATATATTACCCATGAAAGAGTTGATGAGAGAAAGTTTCTAACTAGTTCTCGTTATAATTATAGTGATAAACCATACAGAGAACAGGAAGTAGAAATAACTCAACCACATGTTATTGGTGATCATGTGGGTATCATCATAGTAAAAAATCCTGCATGTGATATGATCTTTGGTTTTGATAAAGATAACATGTGTTTCGAGGGTATATCTGAGGAGGGATGTACATATAAAGGAAAATCACTAGAAAGTAAGGCAAAATTATATGCAGATTACTATCATACATGGGACAAAGGTTACTGGCATGGTAGTGAAGGATTTTTTCTCTTCAAGAAGAAGTTATAAATAGATTTGAACATTTTATTGTGGAATTAGAGTGGCAACTCGTAAGATATCTGACTTAACATTATTGAATTCAGGTGAAGTATCAAGTTCTGATACTTTACTCTTACTTGATAACTCAGATCCAACCGATCAAAATAAACGGTCAGCAGTAGGTAGTATATTTAAGGCAGTGCCTTCTGGTACATACTCTACTCCTGGTGTACAGTTTGAGGGAAAAACCGCAACGGGTTTATTCTCGGAAACTCAGGGTCAAGTTGGTCTGTCAATGGGAGACGCTAGACTTAACCTTCAGAAGGTTGGTACTACTCTCAATATACAAGCACGAGATGCTGCAGATACAAACTTAGATTTTACTATATCAGCACAAGGTACTGGTGTTATTCGCTTGGGTTCTGTCCTAGCAATCACTGATACCTTATTTGTTATACCTAACAGTTCTGATAATACTAAAGTTGCAAGGTTTAGTACTGCAGATGTTCCAACTGGTGTTACACATACCTACGTATTACCTTCAAATGGTGCAGTTGCTGCTGCAGATACGTTAGTAACACTTGGTGCTACTCAAACTTTAACAAATAAAACCCTTAGTAATGCTACATTTACAGGAACATTAGCTGTTGATACTATTAGTATAACAGGTAATACTACGATTGGTAATGAATCAGCAGATAGTTTAACAGTTAACTCTGCGGCTACATTCGCTGCTTCTGCAACCTTCTCGAACACTGTTATTATGCAGCAAACACTTGATGTAACAAGTGATATAACTGCAAATGGTAAGATAACAGTTACAACTGGTTTAGAACCAGAAACTGATAATGGTGCTTACTTGGGATCAAACTCAAAATCTTGGTCATCATTATTTGTTGATAATATTGGTGTCGATGGTAATACTGTCTCTGCTCTTAGTGGAGATTTAACATTAGATAGTGTATCAGGTAAGACTGAAATTAAGCACAGTGGCACAACACACTTAGAAACAACAGCAACAGGTATTTCAATAGGAGGAGCAATAGATGCTGTCACATCCATCACTGGTAGCGGTGACATTACTATTGCTACTGACAAGTTTACTTTGGATGCTAGTAATGGTAACGCTGTATTCGGTGGAACCATCACAGGTGGAGGGGATGTCACATCTACTGCAGGAACTGCATTCCAATTTGGATCAAGTGCTTCTGCAAAGTTAGGTGTAGGTAGAGCTGCTGCCACATATAATCTTGAAGTTGAGGGTTCTATATATTCTACAGGATCTACTTTCATTGCTGGTAACGGCACTGCTGGTAAATTCATTCTTCAGAAAGGTGTTGCTGGAATTGGCTTACACTTTACTGATAATACTGGTACTGACCAAGCAGTACTAGACGCATCTGGTAATTTTGGTATTGGTAAATCTCCAACTGCTAAGTTCGAGGTTTCTGGTAACTCAAATATTGATGGAGATCTTTCCATTACAACAACCAACCCTGCTAACCAAACTGGTGGTAAAATTACTGCCAGAGAGATCGTACTCACCGATCCACAAACAAATGCTTCAGTTACACTAGATTCTACTACTGGTAGTGGTGTAAGTAGAGCTAAATCATTCTTCTATTCCTCTTTCTAAACTAACGTCATGGCTGTTAAGCAGAACGGTGTACTGGGAACATTCACTCCAACGGTCACACCATATACACATTTAACCGTTAACGCAACTCATCCAAACAATAAGTTGACAACAACGGCATTTAATTTTTACACATGTCCTGCTGCAACTCTGGCAAGTGGTAAGATCGTAGTAGCAAATAATACTGGCGGTGCAGCGACTGTAGATATCGCAATGGTTGAACAAACTGATATTATTCAACTAGATGCATTAGCATCACAACCAAATGATCCTAATACTGGAGCTACTGCTGTTAACTATGGTTCATGGTCATTCCCTGCTGGTCAGTATACATCTTCTGTAGTTGTTGAAGGTGCTGCTGATTCAGGTACATTCCAACTAGGTGAGACTGTTAACTGGAACAATACTAACTTATCACCTAATGCACAGACTGCTAAGGTTCAAGCATGGGATGCAACCAACAAGAAATTGTGGTTAAGAGATATGTCTCATCCAAGTGGATTGGAGACTGCTGGTGATACCACATTTACTGGTGCAACTTCAGGTGCAACTATTGCTGCTGGTCCTTCACATGCTGGTACTGGTGGTACTCAAGGTTGGTCAGGTAGAATTAAATACTATGATTCATTAAATGGCCAGATTTATCTAAACAATTATGAGTTTAGAAACAATATTGACTATAAATTATTTGGTGATGCTAACACTGAAAACCGTGAATTGAATAATAATAACTTGAATAGAAGTCTGACAAGGATCCATAGACCTGTAGCTACAACTCAAAATAGATTTGCTGCTGCTGGTAATACAACTCCTGCAACAGAATTTATTGATGCTAATGATGTTGAGTTGCTTGTATCTGCAGTAACTAAGGTATCAGCAGAGCAACATCTTGTTAAAAACAAGTCAGTAGCAAACCAAGAAATTTTTGAATTGAATGGTATAGTTCTTGGTACATACCAATCCCTTTTTGTTAGTTCTTCCGCTGCAGTTAACGTTTCCTTTATTGGATTTGAAGAGACTGCTGAAATTCCTTCATAACCCAGAGATCATAGAAGATGGCACTAACAAGACTTAAGAACGTCTTTACATCAAAAACTGGACGTTGCCTATATGTCAACTCAGATGATTTTGATGCATCTGACGCATTCGATAATAGAGGTAACTCTCCTAACCGTCCTTTTAAAAGTATACAAAGGGCATTACTAGAAGCTGCTAGATTTTCATATCGTAGTGGTCAGTATAACGACGCTTTTGAGTCATTCAGTATTGTATTATATCCTGGTGATTATGTTATTGACAACAGACCAGGAACAAATGCTGTAGGACAAGCATATATTCCTTCAGATATTAGTGAATTAAGTGCTGCCAGTGATATGAATCTGGTAGATGGTAGTGGTAATCCTAATCCTAACAATGTTCTTTATCGATTTAATTCGGTGGAGGGTGGTGTAGTTGTACCTAGAGGTACCTCCATCGTGGGTATGGATTTACGTAAAACAAAACTACGTCCTCTTTATATACCTGATCCTACTGCTGGTGCTATTGATACTTCTGCAATCTTCCGAGTAACGGGTGGTTGCTATTTCTGGCAGTTTAGTTTCTTTGATGGACCTTCTACAGGTGTATATAAAGATCCTGCACAGCCATCTGCATCATCACCTCCAACATTCTCTCACCATAAACTAACTTGTTTTGAGTATGCTGATGGTAAGAATGTACAAACAACTATTAATGATACTGGTAGTAATGCATTAACTGTTACTGACCTAGACTTATATTATCAGAAAGTTGCTAAGGCATTTACTGATATTCCAGATTCTACCAGTGTATTATCTGCTGATGAACTACAGTCAAGAGTAGAAGAAAATAGAATTGTTGGTCCTAACACTGCTGGTCCTGTAACTGTATCCAGTATTGTTACTGATTATATTTCATCTAACGTATTCACAACAACTGCTGAGGTAACAACCACAACACCCCATGGTTTCTCTGTTAATACTCCTGTTCTTGTTAGTGGTGTAACTGGTACTGATGCATCCAGATTTAATGGATCATATTATATCAGTGAGATACCAACTACCACAACATTCAGATATATTATTAAGGATCCTGGTACTGGTGCACCATCTGGTAACCCAACTGCAACTGGATCAACTGTTGAA